GAATAGATACTTCACTCATTTTATTAAGCATTTTGGTATCAGCAAGAGCTGTCATAGCTGGTGATCTACCATAACCTATTTCAAAAGAACTCTTTAAATACCTGGGACAGCAATAAGGTAATTCATCAAAACCACCTTCTGATAATGTAATTTTTTCTTCATGGTCCACATAAATAGAAGAAAATGGTTTATTATTATTCGTAACCTTTGTTATATCTCTTTCGCTATTTGGAAACACAGCATGAAGAAGAGTTGTATTATTGTAAGGATTTTCTTTTATTTCTGTTAATCTTTTAGTTGATAAAACCTTTTCACCAAATCTTTGCAGTACAGCACGATTTGGCATTTGAAATTTTCTATATACTGTATCAACTCTGCCCTTCTCATCTTCTGATAAGTAACATTCTGATATATGCCTGGTTGAAAACTGTAATTGATACTTAGGATCATTTTCAATAAACATCACAGCTGTACCAAAAGTAATTAAGTCATGGTAAAGCTCATGCACTTGTTCATGGAAGTTTGACCTGGAAAAAGCCAGGTACATAACATCTTCTACAGATTGCAGCCATTCTTTTGCTTCATCATTCCCATCAAGCTCTGCATTACGAAAGCGTAAAGAAAACCAGGCTGTACTGGAATTAGTCAACATTCCATGTAAACTAGCTGATAATAATTCTGCTGCATGAAGAGCTGTACCATCAAAAACAAGCTCTGATCTTTTATCACCATCACTTCTTGCTTTTGTAACATCTGCTTTCCTGGGGATAATATAATCACCAATCTCTTGCCAATGACTTTCCCAGTTAGATCTTTGAGCTGCTAAACTATCAAACTGTTTAACAATTTGTTCTGCTTTTTTATCTGACATTTAAGATCCTAATAAAGTTTTCTTTTTAACTGGTGCATCACCAAGAACACCACTTGAACTTGTCATTACTGTTTTTGTCCTGGTCCTTCTTTTCTTTTTATATTGTCCAGTACCTACAGCACCAGGATCACCTTGCCTTACTGGATCTTTAGGCGTTATTGGCTCTGGCTCTGGCTCTGGCTCTGAAACAACTGGAGCTGGCGTTACAACTGGAGTTGGTGTCACAACTGGAGTTGGCGTTACAACTGGCGTAGGCGTAGGCGTAGGTGTAACTTCTTCCTCTTCTGCTGGTGGTGCTGCTGGTGTTTTACCAGTAGCTGCACCAGTAACCTTTTTAATTAAATTTACAACTGCACCCATGCTTATCTCCATTCATGTGGAAGTTTGTATATAACTTGACCTTCAACGAGCTTTGCACCCATTCGCTCATTTAAAACTGTTTCAAAGTTTTCTGTTAATATTTCTTCTGCACCCATTACCCAGGCAAATGCAAAAACAGAATTGACTAAAGTCCTGGTAAAAAACTTTTTCTGAAAGCTCTCATATACCAGGACATGAGCAACCCATTTTGTTTCTGCGTTCCTTGTTTTATAAAACCAGATATAACCAGCTACTTCTCTATGCTTGTTAACGCACTCCAGGATTATTGAATAATCAATAATTTTCTGGTGTTTGTCTTTATATTGGTAATCAGTTTTATCCATTGCTTTTAAAAGCTGATACCTGGCAATGTTCTGATTGCCATAAAATGGGGTAATCACTTTATGGTGTTTTTCTTTTCTTTATCTTGGCTATTATTTGGCAAATAAACCTCAACGTAACTTTCACATTTTGGACATGATAAATTCGTGACCATCATATCATCTTCTTCCAGGTCGTGATCTCCACCCCAAATCAGTTCATGCTTACAATGCCAACAATTCATTTAGTTTTTCAATAAACTACCATACTGAACTGGAGCTTTTGACGTATCGCCCATAGATCCAGAAAGTATTGTAGATTTGCGTCCCTTTTTATTTTTCATTTGCTTTTTCAAAAACTCTTCTTCTGAACCAGCTCTAACAACATCTTTTGGTGTGATTGTTGTTGTTTCAGCATCTTCTTCTGTTACTGGTTTATATGGATTTGTACCTGGCTTCACACTCCCAGGACCACTTACTGGTGGTGCTGGAGGAGGAGCTGGAGGTGGTGGTGGTACTTTTGGTTTTAAAAATCCCATTATACTGCAACTCCTAGAGGGTTATATTTATTATCAGCAAAATTCTGGGGAGGTCTATCATATCCCTTCCCTTCTCTTATACCTACAGCACAATAACGCCAGGCGTCTGCTGCGTGGCTTGACCAATCGTGAACTGGCGTTGCACGAAAGGATCTTGTCTTTTCATTATATGCCCTATGGTATTGGCGTAAGGCTTCTAAAAAATGTTTACAATTATCTCTATCAAACCAGGTCCTGGCTATCAGCAACTGAGCTGCGTGAATACCATCTTCTATTGGCAGCTTTGGAACTACACGAAAGTTAATCCCAAGGTCCCAGGCAATCTCTCTCCTGGATTTTCCAGTACCCAGTTCCCTCACATCAATGTCATGTGGAGCATTGTGGGTCCCATAAAGGTAATTCTTCCTGGACAATACATCTACATAGTGGGGGAGTCCCTCACCTCTACTTTCATAAAAATCAATAACATGAATAGCTCTACCTATACTTTGCGTAAAGATAATCGCTGTACTATCGCCAATACCAAGATCCCACCAGGTATCAACCTTGGCTGAAGGATCGTAAGGCACATTCGATATTCTCTTCTCATCTAATGCAGCCTGGCACTCTTTGCCATAAATGGACCCAGGAACATTTGCAACCCAGGAACATTCAAACTCCTGGGCAAACTGGTCTGGCGTCATCATAGCTTGAGCTGCGTCTAGCTCTTCTTCGTCAACAATGCCAGTTTCACTTGCTTTATAAATAACACTAAACCAATCCTCTTGTTCCTGGGCAGCTTCATATAAATCATAAAAAGCATTAGTGCCTTTAGGTGTACCAATAAATAACGCCCAGGTAGGCTTCTCCTTGGTGTTCCTATCTGATAACGCTGGTCTTATAACTTCTGGAAATAAACTTTCTGGCATATCTGCGACTTCATCAAGTACACAACCATCAAGATATATTCCTCTTAAACTGTCTGGGTTCTCAGCTCCCAGTAACTGGATCCTTGCACCATTAGGCAAGTCTGCTCTAAGTTCTGTTTCATGAAACCTTGCCATAGGTATTGCACTAGCAAATTGTTTCAAATAGTCCCAGGCTACGTTCTTCGCTTGTCTATACGTTGGAGCTATATAAGCAAACCTGGGGTTAGACTTCGAGGTAAGGATAGCATCTCTCAGCAAATGGTTAATCGCAGCTACTGTTTTACCAAAGCGTCTGTGACATACCACGACAGACCATCTATGCTCTGATATAGCCTGGTGCAATTCCTTTTGTAGTGGTCTTGGCTTGTAAGGTATATTGATGTGTGTCACAAGCTGTACCTCCTCATCTTGGTATCATAATAACATAGCACGCACGCCCAAAGATTTGGGGGTGGTGGGGGTCAAAAATCCCAGAAAAACCCAGAAAACAAGGGGGTCCATAGCTGTAAACTGGTGACCCTACGCAGCTACAGCAACGATTACAGCCAGGATTGGAACCAAACTGGAACCAAATGCCTGGTTAAATCTTTCCTCGCACGCGTGAGCCAGGACACAGAGCGTAGAAAAAAACGTACTACTCCCAGGACAAAGTTATCGTACCACTTACCTGGTCGCTCTTATCCTCTGCTCTATCTCTTATTCCTAGTGGTTGCAGCTGCCTAATATACTTGTCCTTATGTTCTACCTCGAGGCGTCTGCGTCCTACTTCTGCCATTGCCAGTTTAGGATCTTCTGGAAGTTTCTGCTCTACCAGGTCAATGATCTCATCACGCAGCAATTCACCCTGGATCGCTCTTGCTTTGCGATACTGGACGTAACTCTCTTCGCTGTCCTGGAGATGCCTGGTAACTGTTCTTGAGCTGGGAAGATCTGCATTGCCCTGGCATATCTTAGCCAGGCTCTTGCCTTCCATAAGCTCATTACAGATAAGCTCCATTTGTTTCTTTGTAACTCGTTCTTTTTTCATAAAAAAGCCAGGACAGTTTGAGCTGCCCTGGTCCTAGTTTAGATGCTTAACAATGTTTAAAAAAAATGAGGTGAGTAATTATTAATCATTTCATTGGGAGGAAATATATACTTGTATGTAGAAGCATCACCCCATTTTAGGTAAATTTGTAAACTTTCCAGAACATTCCGTCAAACATTATTTTGATGTTTTATAACTTTTTTAAAGTTTTTTTCATCATTGCCCTTGACACTAAACGTCATGATATCCATATTAAAGGTGTAACAACAAGGAGGTAATCAATGAAAAGACTAGTTCATGGGACTCCAATCACTCCAAAGAGATTACTACCACAGCTCAAAGGTGGCAGCTTCTGCGTCAGTTATATGAACCCAGAACAGCTTGACGAATGTATTGAGCTGGTTGGTAAGGACCAGATCCTAATCCTGGACAATGGAGCTTTCACAGCCTGGAAACAAGGATTGACTCTTGATGATGCCTGGTGGGACGGCTTTTACGCCTGGGCAAATGCAGCAATGGACAGATGTCCCCAGGCTGTTGCAGTAATCCCAGATGTGATTGATGGCAACGAGGAAGAAAACTTACAGCTCATAGCTAAAGCTCTTCGCCAGGACAAATTAAAATACCCAGAAAGAGCTATGGCAATCTGGCATTTAAATGAAAGCCTGGAGCAGTTAGAGAAGTTATTCAGAATATTTAACTTTGTTGGTTTTGGCAGTTGCCAGGAATTTGATATAGCAAGGAACAAAACTGGTAGTGCTTACATGGAAAAGATCAAAGAAGTTTTTGCTCACATGAATTACTGGGAAAGAAAGTATAATAAAGATCGTCCCTGGATCCACATGATGAGAGGTCTAGGTGTCTTTCACAAGATAGGCTTTGATAGTGCCGATAGCTGCAACATTGCAATCAACCATTGCAGAACAAAAAAGAAATTTATTAACCATGTTAGAGAGTTTGCAGACAGACTAGCAGCCAAGGTCAAAGGCATTGAGCTTGCTGAAATGCCACTCTTCGAGGTAGCTCATTGACATATTTTAATGTAAATGTCATTTTTTTTTGTCAATGACCTTGACGTTTAACGACAACGTACTTATATAAAAGGTGTAGGAAGGAGTTTTTATTTAATGTACACAGTTTTTCAAATCAAACTAGACGGCACAAAAGCCAACAAAGAGCATATTAACAAAGATGAAATAAGCAACTGGATTGCTGACCACTATCTTAAATACGCAACAATACAAATTGTTAGCGATACTACTGGCAAGGTAACAACCCTTACTGATGGTGGTAGATGGTACGAGGAAATTACAACAACCAAATAAGGATACAGTAGATTGAAAAAAGAAATTAAATTAACTGAAAGACAACGAAAGTTTAAGGCTAAAATGGACGAATATTTTGAATATATGAATGAACCCAAAAAGCCATTTGATGAAATTAAAGACCAAGATGTTGCTGGTTTTACAATGTACAAAGAACATTTGGAAAAAGCCAAAGCAATGACAGAGCTTACTGGCAAAGAATATTATGTTGGTAAAAAAGGCACTATGTTTAATGTTTTATTAAAGGAGGACCAATAATGTTGATGCAAACTAAACAAGCATTTCCCCAGGCTAAAGATTTTGAAACCGGGATCCAGGTAGACAATTATCCCTGGGGTTACAAGTTCAAGACCCAGAGAAGATACTGGGTAGAAACTAAAAAAGGTTTTGGCGATAGATTTTGCTACGCTACAAAGAACCCAAAAACTGGTCAATGGTGTAAGCCTAAAAAGGGAACTTACATGACAGCAATGATAGTTACCCAGGAGCCTAATGGTTACGTTTATTGTGACGCTTGTGACAGAAATCCAGATGGTATCGCAGAGTTTGCTGACAAATACTGGGAGATGTTAACAGACACCCAGAAAGCTGAGATCTGCAAAGTTAATGCTTTTAACGAGGTTATGGAAGGTGTCAAGTTCACATTCAAACCAGCTGGAACAGATCCTACAGCGACAAAAGAAAACCAGGACAAAGTTCTTAAACAAATCAACCAGGCGATAAACTACAAAGCAGCTGCTTGTATTGCTAAAAACGGATTGGAGGTTAAATAATTATGTTTTTGGATAAAAAAGAAATTGCAGAAATAAATGAAAGGAGAAAAAAATACATGGACTTAATTGAAATAGATGGAATTAAGTACGTTAAAATTACAAAAGAAGAATGGAATAAAAAAGGTCATGTTGGTCAAGATGGTAAAAAGTATATCATGCGATATACAAACCAGGACGGAACACATTTAAGACCATGTATTGTTGAAGGTTACGCCTGGGACAAGGCTTACAAGGACCAGGACGGAGCTACTCACTTTAAATACAGCTAACTCCTAGCTTTCAACCTAAAATAAAGGCGTACCATGATATCCAGGTAACGCCTTTTTATTATGCGTGGATCTTTCATGTGCAGTAACCTGGCAATCTTTGACCAGGCTGGTCCACGATCACGAAAAGCAGCCGAATGAGCTACTGCCCAGACTATTCGCCTTTCCTCAGAAGTTAACATCAAACCCAGCTCAAGTGCCTGGTCTAACCTGGATATTTCCTGGGCGTTTGCTTTGAGCTTAGTCGGTGTCAATACTGTATAACCATAAGCTGACCAGCCTGGATCATAATCAACCCAGCTCGACAACATAGCTTTCCTTGTAGCTGGTGGGAGCTTGCGTTCAGTTTCAGCTGCTTCCATGAACAGCTCGTCCAGGCTTAAAGTCGTAAATTCATTTTCCAAGTTTTACTTCCAGGTCTTTTAGAGTCATAGCTCTTTTCATTAATGATTGTTGCTGCAATGCGTTTACAAATTCCATGTAAGCGTCCCTGGATAGCCTGGATCTAAGTTTTTTTAGGACTCTGCGTTGCTGCTCTTCAAATGGCCGTTCCTTGTTTCTTTTAACGGCCTGGACATAGTTATAACTAGTACTCTTAGTTATACCTTGTAGTAAAGAATAAGTATTAGTGGGGTTATAACCTCGAGGTCTTGCTTCGTTGTTATACCTGGAAGGAGATAAACTATTTTTTCTCATCTGGCAATCCCCTTTTTAATTTATCTTGAATAATTACCTTGCAAGTAGGGCAGCACCTTATAATTAAATCTTTTTCCCTGGTCATAACATTGAGCTTAGATTTGCATATTGGACAAAAGTCTGAACTTACTTCCAGATCTTTGGAAATAGCCATGCCCAAAAGCTCACTCTCTTTTTTGATTTAAATTCCTGGGGAATATCTTTAAGTGTTTTAATCGGTTCTTTTAGCATTTCTTTTACCTTTCTAGGGCGTCCCCTTTTTTTCTTTTGCATTTACTTAACTCCTATCCAGTTAGATAAAGTTTGGACCACTAATGGTTCCTGGCGATCACGCCATAAGACCAGGAGATCATTTTCTCCAAGCCATTTCTCTAATGTAATAAAACCAGATCCACTTGCCCTGGCTTTTAATTCTGCGACAAGTGGCTGTTCATCTTTGCCATTGATATAAACATCTACATCACCAGAAAAACGTCCTCCAGCTGCACCAGACAAAGGGACCCTTTCTGCGTGTATGTTATTGTCTTTAAACAAGTTAACCAGCTCACGCTCTCTCCTGGCTCCTTTATCCCTGGACATTTTTCCCATTAATCGTCCCTCATGTAAAAATCATTTGGCATAACAGCTCCTCCAGTAATTTCAATGATTCGGTCCATGTTGGGTCCTTTTCTTGGAATGAGCTGTCGATTATCTCCAGGAGGATAACACCAGCGTCTTGCTATTGTTGCCTCGTTTTGTCCCAGTTTCCTGGCTAATTCAGAGTAACTGAGGTTATTTTCTTTTCGCCATTTATCAAGTTTCATGTAATCAAATATAAATTAACTTGACGTTTATGGTCAATAGTTTTAAAAACTTTTTTACACATGACGTTTAACGACAACATTAGGAAGAAAGGGAGGGTGTTTTTAAATGGCAACAATAGTTAGTAACAAAATTAATCTAATTAAATCCAGACATGGGTTAGGTATGAATGGAAGCCTAAGACCCACTAAAGGAAAAAACTCTAAATGGGGGTGGGGTTTATTCCGAAGGCAAAATTCACCACCAGGAAGGAGTAATTTTAATGAAACAAGGGACACTTAATGAGCAGTTGTCTTATTGGAAAGGTCAAAAGAAAACTGTTATTCAAATCAATGATTATTTTAGTAAACAAACAATAAGACAACTAAGAAAACATAATAAACTTACTCCTCCGTCAATAACTTTTTTTGGAAAGAGAATTAAAATAAAAGGGGAACTGATGAATAAATTAGTACAAGCAGCCATGGAGAAACAAGGTTTTACCCAGGCTAGTCTAGCAAAGGAACTGGAGAAACCTCCAGAAACCTTGAATAGATGGTTAAAAAACAAACAACAAGCAAGCAAGGAAGATATAATTAAACTTGCAGATCTGTTAAAGCTGCCACCTGGCGTGGTCCAGTTTGAACCAGATCCAATTATTATTAAAACAAGTAGAAAATATTTATCCAGGGAAACAGAACTTATTAAAAATGAAGAAAATTTGTATTTACCTACAAACTTTCCATCTTTTTTTGAAGGTCAAAGAATATTAACAAGCAATCCAAATTCTTTAAAGTATGGAGCTGTTGATTTGTTTGATATGCAAAATAAAAACAAGTGCATTGACGAAAGATCAATAAATGCCTGGTCAATTTGTGGCTGTACTGTAGATGGTAAAGACACAATACTTACTGGACGTTTAATGCCCAGGTCAGATGGTGAACTTTTTGATATAACTGGTATGTGGGAAGTAGCCAAGTCAGACGAATCGAATAACTACAAGGGAATTACAGTAAACTGGGCGTGTCCAGTAGTCGTTCAACTGGAAAAAAACTTCATTGATACATATACCAATGGCGAAATAAATAACTATTCAAATCAAGGATATACCTTATAAAACGTCAATGACTTAAAAAAAATGTATCAAGGCTATTGACGTTAAGCGTCAGACAAATTAAGTTCTTCAAGTATTACTTGAGGAACTTTTTTTATGAACGATATATCATGGGCAATCAGACACAACTACTTACATCATAGTAATCCTATGAGTAAGACCAGGTGTAAGACTTTCTTTGATAAAGTTCATATTCGTCCTATGGTTTCGCACGCCTGGGAAATTATTAAAGACGAGGAGTCTGACAGTAATAAAAAGAAAGATGCCTGGCGTATTCTGGATAAGTTTGATTCTAAACGTAACCAATCAGACAATGCAAATATGTTAGCTGGACGAGCTGTCCAAGCTATATGCGATCTTGTTTTATTAAATGAGGTACAATTTGAGGACGCTCTGAAATCTGTGAAGGAAGATTTATTACTTGGCTACCAACACAGAGAATGGGACGAGGGATTAGACTATAAAAAGTATAATAAGTATTACGAGGAGGTTCCCCTTGTTGCTAAAAATGCTTTAACTGGATTACGCCAGGCATTGAGTAAGGAGAATAAAATCATTGGTGAAACTGATTACCTGGGGATCCTTCCAGGTAATGAGCTGCCATACAATACAAAGCCAGATTATGCTAGGCGTGGTGATCTTAAAACTAAATGGTCAACAGTAGCTACAACTAAATCTGGCTGGAGAGCTGGGTCCCTTCCCTCCAGTTTATCTGGACCTTTTGAGAAGTCGCACTTATACCAGGTCGCTGGTTTCTGGGCAGTAAACGGAGGACTTCCTCCTTTCCTGGTTTATGCAACTGAAAAAGACTACAGAGTATTTGACCAGGACAATTCACCAGAGCTGTCTAATGAAAACCTGGCTAGGATTGTTAAGAATATAATTAATTACAATAAAGTTACTGAAAGATTATTGAAAGTTTGCAGTACAAAAGAACAGCTCTTTGAAATGGAACACACAGATTATTCAGATCTTTGCTGGAAAGAACCACCAGTTATAATTCAAGAAGCAAGAAAGTTTTGGGAATGAAAAAAACATTACCAGCTGAAAGTTTAAAAGGAACAACCATGCAGCTTATTCATGCAATGGAAAAGGCTAACGAGCAGAATAAAACACAAGGTGTTAGAGTAAAAGGTGGTAAAAATTATCTCCAGGTATCTAAACGTATGGAAATATTCAGAGAAATTTTTGGAATGGATTATGGAATAGATACAAGTATTGTAAAAGATGATGGTGAAAAAGTTGTAGTAAAAGCACTTATAACTTTAAATGAAAAAGTTATTGGATCTGGACTAGCTGAAGAAGTAAGAGGAAGAGTTTTTGCAAACTCACCTCATGTAAATGAAACATCAGCTGTTGAAAATTGTGAAACGTCTGCAATCGGAAGAGCTTTATCAAGTCTTGGATTACATGGTGGCGAATATGCCAGTATCAATGAAATAGAAAAATCTGAAGGAATTAGAAAGCACCAGGAAGAAGATCAAGAAATAAAAGATGATCCAGATGTAAGTCCAGAAGAAAATGCCTGGCATAAAATATCATTAAGATGGATCCAGGAAATAGTAAAAATGCAAAGCCAGGCTTCATTACTAGCCTGGATAACTAAGAATCAAAAAAAATACGAAGAGCTTATAGCTTGGGATAAAGCAAACAACAAAAGTTTATCACTTGATGTTGAACTAACATTCAATCAAAGAAAGGAAGATTTAGAAAATGGGAACTAACTTTGGAAACGCAAGAGTAAAAGCAAAAGGTGTAATAAATGTTGGACCAGACTACCAGGTGAGCTGCTGGGTCCAGCCTTCAGATAACTGGGATAATGAAACAAACCAGCCTAAACCAATTACAACAGAGCAATATAATACTATTGGTGAAATTATGGATATGATTAATAGCAATGGCTTATCACTATCTATTGTTATTAGAGAAAGAATTGAAGGACAACAAGCCAGGTCTTGGTTAGAGAAGATGAAATTTAAATTGTTTGCTAATGATGACCAGGAGAACAGAGAACCAGCTCCTAAAACTGAAACAACAACACAACCACAAGGAGCTAACATTGCCCTCCCTAGTAGAAACTAAATCTATCTTTACACCAGAAGAAGCAGCTCCATATTTTTATGGTGATGAGTGCCTGGATAAAAATGGGAAAGTCCTGGTGAGATATTTACAAAGATTAAGACACGCTTGCAAACTTCATAGAGAAGGTAAAGATGGTATCTTCAATTTTAAGATTGGTAGAAAAGTATATATTCCGAAAGCAGTCATTGACGAAATGCAACGACAATTTACCAGGCACGATATTAATTTATCCTAGACCTGGTGAAATGTGTGTTATTCTAAATGGCAAATTTTATTCTGTTCCATACGACCAGTTAAAGTTTCAAACACTAGCTTACAGAATTTTAGCTGCGTCCCTCGAAGAAACTTTGGCTAATAAAAAAAATAACGAGTTATGAGGGAGTGGTGGTTTTCTCCTCGGACCATAGTGGTATGTGGTTTGATGTTTATTCTTATTGTGTCCATCATTCCCTCACCAATAAAAAACCCTCTGAGTAGAGGGTAATTTCTTAGGTCCGATCATACCAGGAAGGTTTATTCCACCCCCCTGGTGACTCTTATATCGAGATAATTTAGAGAACTGACCCCACTTTTTGTAGTTTGGCCCTGGTTGAGTTCTCTTTTAGTGGATCATCAATCCAATGTCCGTAAACCTCTTCAGTTATCCTGGTACTACCATGACCGAGCTGTTCACTAATCGTTTTTATATCTTCTGGGATCCTGGCTATTAAGATACTTGCATAAAAGTGACGAAGGTCATGCCAGGTAATTTGATCTTGTCCAGCTTTGTTACAAGCTGCTTGAAGTTTCTCTCTCTTCCTTCTTCTTTTCTGATAGCTGCCATCTTTAGTTGGAAAAACATATTTGTCCGGAGCTGGTCTACCTTGTTTAATAAACAGCTCTTTTAATTCTGTAACTAATTCTGGTGCATGGTCCAGGTAAACTCTTCTAATACCATTAAAAGTTTTTGGATCTGCAATCTTTGCATATTCTTTTGATTTACCTTTGAGAGCTTTGGTAACATGAACAGTTAGATTATCCAGGTCAACATCTCCCCAGGTCAATACAGCTTGTTCACCAGATCTTAAACCAGTAAGAGCTGCAAACCTACTCATCAATCTCCAAGGTTCTTGAAGCTCATTAAATATAGCTGAGATAATATGGGGACTAATCTTTTTAATTTTCTTAACTGTAAGATTACTTTCCCTGGTAAGTTTAGGTTTTATTTCATTGAAAGGATTAGAAATTCTACAGCCTTTCTGAACTGCAAAACTAAACATACCTCGTAAATAATTCAGATGTTCCTGGACAGTTCTTTTAGCTCTGTCTTTTACCAGCTGCTGCATGATATCAAACTGGACCATAGTAGCAGATATGTAATGAACTTTAAGATCTGCAACTGGCATACTGTCAATAGTATAATTTAAAAAACTATTACAAACAAAATGGACTCTAGTATAAACACTATCGCCTACTTCACCAATATCAAACCTGGACTTCTCTTCTTTTAAATATTCTTGGACCAGGGTTTTCATGTTCCATTTAAAACTATCTGTAGAACTTGCTGGTTTTTCATTCTCTAATAATCTTAAATACTTTGTTGCGTCATCACGCTTGATGAACCAAGCCATATCACCAGACCTTTTCCCATCAACCATTATACGCTCATCAACACACCATTTCTTTTTAGATGGAACGAAATAAGTTTTAACATTGTCTAACATACTGTAACCTCCTTGATGTTATATAACTAATATAATGACGTTTAACGTCAATTACAAGGCTGTTACTGGTGACCCCCCTATTTATTAAAATAGGTTGGTTCCAGTTTGGTTCCAATTTGGTTCCAAATAGGTAGTAGAATACAATGAAATCAAAGACTTAAATGGTCGGGGTGACCAGATTTGAAATGGTGTCCCCCATCATTGTACATCAACGCCTATCAACGAACATCAACGTCATTTGTTGATATACTTAGCATTACATTGATCTTCGGTCAAGTACGTTGATCTACGTTGATGAAAATTTGGTGACAGTTTGGTTCCAGTTTAATTACATTTTAATTCTGGCTTGGAACCAAATCTTGGCGAGAGATAATTGCAGATTATATTTAGCAATTAAATAATTTAATAAAGTTTATTAAAGTTTAAACAATTATCCCTCATAACTGGCGAGAAAGGCTGACACCCATGTTAACCTTTCCCATAATTATTAAGATTTAATATCTGATATTAAACCAGCTCTATATCCATTAGATCTATCGAATGTTAATACTTCTTTCCTGGGTTCATGTATGTAGCTGCAATGGACCCAGCCACTATTACCACCTTTGTAACACTCCAGGATTAACTGATCGAACTCCAGGTTATCTTTTATATATTCAGCAAGTGCCATGTTACTAATACCTGGAACTTCAAAATCAGCTGCTTGTCCTTTGGCGTGTTGTGATTTGATAGAGCTGCCTATTGCCAGGCATAACTCTGGACATCTATAACCAGACGAAACAATAAAAGGTTTCCCATAGTGATCTCTGATAGGCTGCAAAATATTCTCACAAAGTTTTTTCATAGACTCTATGTGGTCTTTGCCAGGGAAGTTATCGATACCTTTGCGTTCAGCTGTTTGAGATTTAGTCATCTCGCCCAGGCTAAAATTTTCAGAAAGCTGCATTACTTTTTCTTAGTTGTTTTCTGACTAGCAGTTGCAACTTTTTTTGATTTGACTTTTGTTGCTTTATATTCTTTAGCTAATCTGCCTTGTCCTTTTCTTGGCATAGTCTTATCCTTTCTTTTTATTTTTAGGAAAACCAGCTTTCATATTTTTATATGCTTTTGCTGTAATGGTTGATTTAGATTTAGGTCTGCTCGTACCAGCCTTTTTCCTTGCGTTCATGTTTGCATAAAGTCCAGGTCTTTTTGCCATCAAATAATCTCCTATTCTTTTAATGATTTACGAGCTATGCCCTTTGACTTTTCCCAGGACCTCATGCCACCTAATCCTAATAATGAAACAGTTAGTCCTAAAATCTGGTCTGTATCTAGGCTAGGTAAAAACAAATTAGGATACCAAATAGTAATCACCCATTCAGCCAGGGGAAAAATTATAAAATGAAAAAACAAACCTAATGCACAAATCCACATGATAGCTGGTCTTGCTCCAGCTACAAATATTGAGCTGTGTTTTGCTTGTTCAATATTAGCTTGAGCCTGGGCAAGATCTAATGATATTAAACTTTGTTCCAGCTCTGCTTTTAATTTATTTTTTTGATCTTTATTTTCAACAAATTTATCAATGATAGGAGCAGCTGCTCCGAGTATAGTGCCAATCATTTTAACCTCTCCAAAATTCTGTCAATTTTTTCTTCGAGTTTATAAATGGCTACAGTTACATCATCACGCTTGGCGTAATCTTCCCTGGTTTTATTAAGAAGAATATCTAATCGTTTAACTTCTTTTGCCTGGGAGCCTAAAAAGTATCCACCACCCATAACAATCAAAGCTATAAGACCATCAATAATATGAACTAAATCCATTTACTCACCTTTAGCTTTAGGCAAGCACCAGAACTGTGGTGACTTATCACCAGCTCGTTCCATGTGCATTGCCTGGTTTCTTAATTTCGCCTGGACTTCTAAACAGCTATCCAAATCTGAAAAGCTGATTTCTGAATATGGTGTTGGCTGTCCATTGATAAAGACAACCAGGACCCAAAACATTAACGCCTGGTCATATAGGCAGTAGCTCCAAAATAAAAACCAATGACACTAGCCTGGGCAAGATAAAACAATCCAAAGATTTCTCCCAGGGCATTGACTTTAGCAACGCTAATAATCGGACTAAATAAAAATCCAGTAAATACAATCATTGCTATCAGACTTACCCAGGTCATTCTCTTATGAGCTTCAGCCTTCTCCTCTTTAAGTTCTAGCTCCATGATTTCTTTACTTTGCTGGATCTCTTCTGAGGTCAACTCACCATCTTTATTAAGATCGAAAGCTGCCTTGTATTCTTCTATTCTTCCTGGGTTCATAACATTCCTTGTTTTTGCATTATAAGAACGCCTATAACAATTAACCCAATTACAGTTGATACACCTAAAAGAGTTAAAAGTATTTTACCTATCATCTCTATTCGCTCTCTTCGAGCAAGTTGCCTGGCTATTTCTGCTTTGCGTTTTCTTTCTTTTATGTCAGCTCTAATTTTAATTAGCTCTTGCCATGCACCATAACCCCTGGTTTCCAGTATTACACTACGCAGCTGGTCCTCAAAATCCTTTGCTTTTTGAAGGCTAACAAAAGTATCCATAGCCTCCTCTTCTGTGGACCCACGAAAAGGACTACTCCTGGCAGAGCTATGGTCATTTCTTGCCTGGTCTATTGCACCCCATAGAGATCCGATATGTTTTGAAAGCTCGTGCAATTCCTTTCCAGCAGCCACGCCAGATTTTATGGCTGCAAAGCTCGCAGCAGCAATCGTTATAGGATCCATTCATTTTCGCCTGGGAGGAAGTTAGTTAGAGAGTTTGACTTTCTGTATGTGTTTTGTATGCTGTCTTTACGTCATCTGTCCAAGCACTTTCAGAAATTGCCTTCACTCTTGCATCTTCACCACTTAAATCAGTTGGTGTATGTGTCCACTTACCATCTTCACCTTTTACAGACCAAAATGGTTGCAAGACATGGCGATGAAAATCACGAGTTAATTCCTTCTTACTTCCATCAGCTTGTTCTTCCATTATCTTTGTAGCCTTGCGAACTTGCACATTCCAAGTTCCAACAATTTCAATTTTATCAAATTCTATTTCTTTTGTTATATCGCCTTGAGCCATATTTTTTCTCCTAATATTTTATTATCCAAAAGTTGGGTAAACACCACCAACACCATAATATCCAGTTCCAACAGCTGACCATTGAACATAATTTGTGTCTGGGTATGAAAATTGTAAGTAACTTTGACCAGCATAACCAAAAGGATATATGTTTGCTGAAGCATCATTTCTTGAATTAAAATTATGCCAAGTACATTGTATGCTAAAACTATGGTTTGCACCATTAGCAAAAGGTAATCCAGTTATTCTTACGTCACCACTATAACTGCCAGTATTTGTTAGTGCTGGTGAACCATTAATCATTACCATTTCACCAATTTTAACGTATGTAAAAGTCTGTGCATTTCCAGCTACAGCTCCAGCAGAACCACTTGAACCTACCATAGTTCCAGTAAACGTACCTTTTTCATAATCCGACAAAATTTCGTTAATACTACTACCACCACTTGCATTTGCAGTAGCACTAAAATCAATTCCATGACCACTTGTGCCAATAACTAAATCACCATCACTTATTGTTACGTTACCACCAGATGCTATGTTCATTTTTTCAGAAGTACTTCCCCCACTACCAGTTTCAAAAGAAACAGACGTATTACCATTAGCATCTTCATATTTAGCTTGTATTTTTGCTGAAACACCAGTACCAGTTGAATCACTAGTATGAAAATCTATTTTTCCACCAATAGTACCACCACCAACACCACTATCTGGGTCTTTTAAAGTTAATGTTGGAGAAGCAAAATAGGCTGTGCCACCTATTTGTAATCCAGTTGAAATTACAGATGCTCTTATAACATTTCCAGCTTTAAAATCTATCTGGTCATCTGTATCGGCAGTAATAGAAGTATCAGCATCTGCATCTAATATTAACTCTTTGGCATTTAAATCAATTCCATTATTAGGTAACAACTTTCCAGCATCACTACCATCAATCGTTAAAAAGGTTGTATCTGCACTACCATCAGTACCTTTAAAAATGATGTCAGTATCAGCTCCTTGAGCATCTAAAGTTATATTACCAGATGATGTAGAAATTGTAACGGCACTATCACCCACAGTTAAATCATCACAAGCTAACCCACTTACTGTAGCCGAACCCCATACCAAATCATTGCCATCTGATTTTAAATACTGACCATTTGTACCAATAGCTAATGCTGTTGGATCACCACTACTATCTCCAGTAATTAGTTTACCTCTTGCCAAACCAGCCATCTTTGCCAATGTTACAGCATTGTCCTGGATATCGTTTGTTTCAATCGTGTCATCTGGAAAAACTGGAACTTGTGCGAATGTAACTGCACCACCATCTGCAATCGTCATGGCATTATCGCCATCTGTATAATCAATGGTTGCTGTTTCTAAACTGCCAGAGTTAACAGTTAAACCAGTTGAATCAATCGTTACTCGTTTGGTATTATCTGCATAAAAATTAATTTGATTATTTGTTTCAAAATCTATTTTGGTTTGGTCATCTTCGCCAATCTTAACATCTGTCGCAAGTATTGAAGTAATGTCTGTTTGATCTGCATTAATTGTAAATGTTAAATCAAACGGATCTCCGTCTGTTCCGTTGTCTGTATCAGTCCAGTTAATATCAATACCACCACCTTCAACAAACTTAACTTCTTTGTCTTTGGTTATCTGTACTTCTGTTCCATCACCATCTTCCAGGACGAACTGCATATCAGCTTTTTGTGCATCAACATAAGCCTTAACAGATTGTTGTGATGGAATTTTTGTAGCACTATTAGTTGACATATCATCTTCGTCAATTAGTGCATTTGTAATCCTCGCATCTGCTCTTGCATTGGTAAAGTATAAATTACTTGACCCTTCTGTAATTTCATCTGAATTATCTTTTGTAGCTATTTGAGTTGCTATGTAAGCCTTAACACTCTGTTGAGATGGTGGTCTTGATGCTGAATCTGTTGCCATATTATCTTCATCAATTAATGATAAAGTTTGATTATCAACATAAGCCTTAACACTTTGTTGAGTAGGAATTAAAGTAGCACTATCACTAGACATATTATCTTCGTCAACAAACGCAGTAACTGTTATTGATCCATCACTAAGACTTCCGTATGTAACTGTTCCAGTTGTGGTTATAGCAGAAGAACCATTGTCAATAGCTCCAAACCCACTTGTTATTGAACCACTATTTAAAGCTCCAACTGTTGTTGCAGCAGTTGTTACAAGATTTGGCATTGCAGTTATTTCATCATCAAGATAAGCAGCAAGTGTTTGTACTGTAGTTTGTGCCATAGTACCACCATGATTCATAACAATACCATGTCCATCTGAAACTGTAGTTGTTCCAACAGAGGTATTACCATCTACAATATTAAGTTCTGTAGCTGTTGAATCAACGCCAGCAAGTTTTGTAAAGTCTGCTTTCACTAACCCAGACACATCATCTAGTAAATTAAGCTCTGTAGCAGTTGCTGTAAGTGCTACATCTTCGTTTATTTTAGGTGATGTTAATGTTTTGTTTGTTTCAGTTACTTCAAGAGCTTTATAGTAATCAGTAAGAACTGATACGTCCATTCTTTTAATTGTTCCAGCATCTGAGAAAAGTAATTCATCAGTAGCAGCTAATCCAGAAGTAATGGCTGTCTGACCACTTATAATATTATCGTTTAACATAGTACTTTCGATAGCATCAGCTGCTATTGTCAAAGCACCAGTATTGGCAAGTGTTGCATCACCAGATATTGCTTTATTATCAAAGCTATCTGAACCATCATATATTAGTACATGACCACTAGCTAAACTTGATATATTAGTATCAGTTAATTCTGATATTGTATCATGTGCAGCTAAATCTACCAGGACCGACCAGTTGCTTGTGTCATTTTGTGTTAGATAAGATCCAGTACTTGTGTGTGCAGTTGTGCAAATATAAATACTTTTATATGTTGAGCTATCACTCGCTGAATTTTGCTTGACCAAATCACGCAAGTTATAAGATGTACTAGCTGCCCAGTTTCCTCTAAAAGTTCCAAGCTCCGTTGTTACAGACAATTCTCCAGAACCATCAAAAGCTATAATTTTGTTAGCTCTATCAGTAGCTGATTTAGTAAACTCTGTACTTGTCATTGTATTTGTCACAGACAATTTTAGAGATCTATCAACTTCTTCCTGGAGCTGTTGAGCAATAAAAGTTAATTTATCCAGGGCATCTTCATGGGTAGCAGCTGGAAAAGGATCATTTTCTACATAATCTGTTGCTTGAGTTAATGGGACCACTCTTTGCACAACAACTGTTTCACCATCTGCTGGAGTGTGATCTGAAGGACTTGTTACAAAAACCACATTACCACCACCAGAAACACCAACATTGGTTAATGTATAATGTGTTGTTAAAGTTTTAAGTGTTTCAGTTCCAGTTGCACTTCTTATAAATACCTTTAATTCAGACGCAGCTGTGATGGTAAAGTTATAAGCAAAAGTCGTAGTTGATCCATTAGCACTATAACTCGCCTTATTATTTGTACTTGATACTGTCATATTAATTTCCTAATGCGTTATATAAATTGGGTAATCTATCTGGTTGAAGTTTACCTGGACGCCACCAGAACTTTTGACCATAATTGTTTTTCCAGTTTCTTTCAGTTCTCCTAAAAGCCTTCCTGGATTCCATTGGATCTGCCCATAGTTTAAGCCTATCCAATATATTTCTTTCCATTGCTAATCTCATGTACCAAAGAGAAGAGCCTGGAGTGTATCTGCCTATAAAGTTGATTAATTCATTTGAAAAATTTGTATCTTCTCCACTCATTGCCTGGAGTATGTTACCAGTAGTAAGCGTATTTAAATCGCCCATAAAACCAACAACTGGACCAGCAACAGTTTTTGACAATCCTCCACCATATCTGTTGACGTCCCAGAATAAAAAATCTCCAAATATACCTAAACCACCACCTTGCATAAATGCAGCTCCCCAGAACTGTGGTGAGTTCATAGGTCTAGGATCCCTACCTTTTGCCATCTCTTTAAATTGCATGGCTATTCCACCCATAATAGTGGCTGAAATAATCATGTCTGCCAGGTACATTCCTTTTCTCTGGAAACCAACCTGGGCAATACCACGCATAATATGCGTGTGTACCAGGGTAACACCAAAGTTTTTATACATTGCAAATGACCTGGTAAGCTCACCAGCAATCGTTCCTGGTTTGGTATCACCAGTTAAAAATGTTCTTCCTCTTATACTTGTTGAAGGAACAGCAAAGTTAGTTTCAGTATCGACCATCTCCATTAACCTGGTTCCAAGTTTCCTGGATAGTTCTGGACTAATATCTGTCCTGGCTTCTATTTCTTCAGCTCTTAAAAATGTAGCTCCTTTATGCTCATACAGATCTGTAGTACGCATAATGTTCCAGCTATCACTTTCAATTCCATATTGTTTTAAAGTTTGCTGTAATGGTGCATCAAGCTCATCAAATGTTTTACCTACATTATCAGCAAGATTTCCCAGGAACTCCATGCCAAATGCCCAACGTCCAGCCTGGGTCCAGGGTGACAATCCAGACGCTCTCATAACAAAGTCACCTATTCTCCTGGTAACTTCTGGACCAGATATTTCTCCAACAAATCTCTGTTGAGCTGACGCTATTGAAAGCCAACCTTCTGAAATTAATCCTAATCTTACTGCAAGTTTTTGTTGTTCATTTCTACCAAGTGGCTGCAACAATTTAAAGTATTGACCAATCATATTAACCTGGCTTAAACCAGATGTTCTTCTAGCAATACGTTGAAAGTTTAAATCTGTTGTTGCCAGAACAGCTGCCATTCCTAATTGTGCTGCTTGTAGAACTTGTCGTAATCCAGCAAAAGAAGATCCTATAGCTGAGTCAACAGCATTATCGTTTTGACCAGCTAAAGCTCTATAAAGTTGATCTATATTATTATTATCAATGTTAGTTCTTCGTTCACCATTTGCTTTATTAATGTTTGATTTTTTAACATTTTGTTTCATCAACTCAATAGTTGACGCTGGGTTAGGTCCCAGGATTTCCATTTGACCTATGTCCCTGGACATTGATTTAATATGTCCAATCATTACATCAAAAGGCGTACCTTTTGCAAACCTTGCAGAATATTCTAACCAGCTATCAGCATCTTTAAATATTAAAAATCTATGATCTGTTCTTCTATTGCCTAATGACTTGCCACCTCTAGCACGACTAGGATTAAGTTTATTTAATCCATCTGTTATAATCGTTTCATAAACCTGGTCTAATACATAATTAAGTTCACTAAATGGAATTTGCTTTCCAGTTTGCTCATCAATCATTTTAGCTTCGTCTAGCCTGGACCTTACAAAATTTACCCATTCTTCTTTACCAGCTTTACGAATAGCAATAGCATCATGTGTTTGTGGCAATCCCCAGCCAATTCTTTTAGCTATAGATCCACCAGCTGCATTAAATCGTTTTCTTAATTTCTCTGCTGTGTCTGCCCAAGCTCGTGCCATTTCCCTGGCTGATACATCACCAGTATCTTGACCAAAAACTTCTCTAACCATGTTATCAAGTTTGGCTTTGTTTCTTACAGCTCCTACTAGATTTCTTTTAAATGTAACCAGAAAATTATCTAAGTTTCTAATGGCTGAGTTTTCAACTGCCTGGATCCTTTGTTTTACAGAAGAGAATTTACTACGTCTATCTTCTTCTAGTAATGCAGCAGCTGCCCTACCCCAGTTTACATTACCAGAGCTATCTCTATATTCATTGACATTTAATTCAATCTGTTTCCAGGCTTTCTGTTGCATAACTAGTTTCCTAGCCTTTTCTACAGAAGCATGTTTAAGAGCATCAAAAGTATCTCTTGCTGCTTGTATATCTGCATCAGCTGCACTCATTCCCTGGTTTTTTTCTAACTCAACTTTATTTTGAACAAAAAGGTCCAGGGCATTTCGCCTTTGGTCTGCTGTGATAGTTCCTTCATCAAAAGCATTTTCAATGCAATCTACTAAGCTCATACGCAACCTTCCAGGCGATCAAGCATACGCTGGTCTTGATCTATCTCTGCTTTTATTTGTCGTGGTGTTGTTGTTGTAAGAATTTCATTACCAGTTGCATCATCAATTTTTACATCTGGAATTTCAACGTCAAGCTCCTCGATAGGATCCTCAACTTTAATAGGTTCTTTATAACCTTTCAGATCATCTAAGGCAAGATCATATTCATCTTTTAATTTTTCTCCAACACGATTTAATGAAGTATTTTCAGTAACAATTAATCCACCATTAGGTCCAGTATCTACATCAAATCTTCCTGGATATTGTTCCATAACAACATTTTTAAGTTGATCTATTGAAAGTGGACCCTGGGCAAAAGGATCATCTAAGTCAACTTTGCCAGTTGCTGTTGTGGCTTCTTCAATAATTAATTCTAAGTCTGTCTGTCTTTCGCCTGGTTGACTATCAGCTGCTTGGTCAAATAGATCCTTGTCTACTTGCCCTGGCGTTTGATCTCCTGGTTGATCTGGTCTACCAGTTTCTGCCCTCGTGGTGACTCCACCAGGTTCCTGGCGTACAGCTCCTTGTCCCCCCAGCTTGTAGTCGATTGGGATTGGTTTAAGGAACTCTCTGCTATCTTCGAGGAGGGTTTGCCTTTCGCCTTTTGGCTGGTTGTTGTCGATTTCAAAGTAGCCATTAACTTTACCTTTTATTTGATTGTAATTGTTTTTTGGAAGATTTCCAATTTCTTTCATTACTTCTAATGGAATTAATCTGCCAGTAGATATAAACCTTCTAATCATTCGGTTCATTGCATTGTCGAATGTTACATCTACATTTCCAAGTGTAACATCATAACCAGCATCTACTAATAATTTAATGTTTTTTTCTATAGTTTCAAGTCTACCACCAGTTTGTGGTATAACGATATTATCACCATTTCTTACTGCATTAAATAAAATAAGATCATTAATCATTGAGCTTTCACTATGAACAGCGTTTGCTCCTATGCCACCCTGGTATTCTGGTAATATCTTTTTTGCTTCATCACTATCAGCTATAATAGCTTTCATTTTTCTAGCAATAGGATTAGCAATCGAGCTTTTACCAGACGCTGGTTGTCCTAATAATATTACTGCTTTTTTTTCTTGTGCTACTGAATTTACTGGTGGATCTATACCATCATCTAACCAGGCAAATTTTGTTAAGTAATTATATAAAGCTGCAACACCAGTTGTGTAACCTTTGACATTTCTTGTTAGTCCAGCTTTATCTTTAACAACAAATTGACGATTTTCTAAATATTCTTCTGTAAGATCTGCAAGTGATTTTTTACCAGGTTCAATCGTTTCTGGTATATCGTACATTTGATTAACAGCTTTTTTAACTGCTGGGTGTTGTTCTATTTGCTCAACAGTAAAATCACCAGCGTTCATTTTACTTTCCAGGTCTAATCGTTCATTAAGATCTTCTTGAAAAGCCTCTCGTGGTGGGTCTAAATCATTTTTTAAACTATCTGCTTGTCGTTGAGCTTCAACTCCTCCTGGTTCATCAATACCTTGTTGGACTTCTTCATTCTCGCTTGTGTACCTTTTCGTTTTATTTTGGTAATGGCTTCCAGCATTAAGTTCCTCGATAAGTGATAGTTCACCTCGTTCAATTCGTCCTCTGATAAACTGGAGAAAATCTGCTGTAGCGTTTTTCGTGTTTCCATCTGCCCTAGCTCTTTTTGCTGCTTCATTGAGCTTTTCTGAGATTTCCCCTCTTCTGTTCGCAAGTTTTTCGAGGAATTGCGTTGCTTTTTGGTCATTGTCTACTCTCGTTTCATTTGCTTTTTGTGCTAAAACATTACCTTCTTCTTTAAAACTATCTGCATTTTTAATCAAGTTTTCAAAAGATTTTTGGTCTTGTCTTAATTGTTTTACAGTTTGGTCCAGGACCTTTGCTCTTTCCAGGTAAAAACTTTCAGATATTACTTCTTCACCAAAAAGACTTGTTTGCTTTACCTGGTCAGTTGGTAAACTTTTAACCTGGTTAATAATAGAGGTTGCTTGTGCAATATTAGATGGCTGTGTTTTAGATAAAACATTAATAGCAGCTATTTGTAGTTCTGGATTATCTGGTATTAGCTCACCAACTTTAGCACCAAAGTTTGTTGGAATAACATTATTAACTACCATTAAAAAATTATCATCTGATAAGTTAACCAGGTTTTTAGCTGTTCTAACTAATGATGAATTAGGAGGTAATTCACCAGCTTGATTTGGGTCAACTCTTAAAACTTTTGCTGCATCAATAGCTGAACCAGATCCCTGGGCAATATTTTTTAAAGCTGCAATTATTCGTGCCTGGTCAACAGTAATTCCATCTGTTTCTTTTAGAACGTATGCTTTTAATCTTACATCTTGAGATGGATCTGTTTGTTTTATTCTTTTTGCTAAACCAAATCTTTGGTGTCCATCTGCTACAAATTGTTTACCATCTGCTCTTTCATATATAGTTATGAGATCTGCTTTCATTGGATCCCATTTTGTAACACCTTGCAATGTTGGCAAGACTCCAAAAGCATCACCACCTTCTTTATATTGAAATGACCTGGCGTCTACATCAACTCTATCAAAATCTACATCAATTATATCTACATATCGTGGATCATTGTCATAAACTGTTTTTGCCTGGTTTACATCACTAATAGGCTGCTCTGGTATATTGGGCATTTCATTTGCGTTTAATGCCCTCTCAGCTTCATTTAATCTAAAGTTATGTTCCTCAGTATTTTCAATAGGCTTTGTTTGAGTGGTTTCAATATCATCTGCTACTTCATTTATTGCCTGGTTGTTTTGTTCAACTTCTGTAGCAGTTGTATTTAATTTTGCATCATTAGGATTTGCTTCAGCTCTTACCCTTGTTGCGTCAGTTAATACATTTATACCTTGGCGTATTTTGTTTGTTGATATAGATATGCCTTTTACTGTTCCAGCTATTGCATAAGGAGTTGTAAAACCAAACAATCCTCCAGCTGCTACCCTGGTAAAATAATCACCCCAGGACATTTCCAGACCCAGCTCTTTATACCATTGAGCTACTTTTGGCTGTAAGATAGCTTCAGATCCAGCTCCTATAACAGCCTCAGTTAAAGCAATTTTAAATAATCCAGAGTTAAGTCCACCACCTAACATCATGGACCCAACAACAACTGGCTCATTTATAACACCACCAGCTTGTCCAATAAATCTTGCTATTGCTTTTGTAGCTCCTGGTGATCTTTGAGCTAACTCATCAAAGTCTGTTCTTTTCTTTGTAGCGTATTCTCTTCCTTGTTCCAGGATCTTTTCAAGAGTTAATCCTTGTAACTCTGGGTATTTATCTGGATTATCATTAATATGTTTTAAGTACATTGACGCATGACGAACATACGCAGAATTACCATTTCGTAGTCTTTGGTCTAAATCATTTAAAACACCAATGCGTAATTGAGTTGCTGGATTTTGTATTGCACTAACGCCAAATGTTCCAGCGTTCTGTGGAAACCAGGGATTATTAGTCATTTGTGATCTTAATGAAGTGTCAAACTCTTCTGACCCTCTTTCACGAATTAAATCTATAATAGGATCCCAGATTTCTTCCAGGACAATAGCTGGTGACCAGGTAGTTTCATTGGTTGTAAACATACCAAAACCAGCTCTTAAATTCTCACCAAAAGTTCCTCGTGCTTTTGATCTGTAATTTGTAGGAAATGGTTGAACAGAATTATTAGCTGTTGGTGTATTGTCGTTAAAAAGAAAACTCATTGTTGAAATTCTATTAAATCACTAATTAATACTTGAATTATGTTTCCGTCCAAATCAGCTGCTACTGAATTTTCATCTGTAAGATCTTCCTGGAATTGATACAAACCATTACCAACAGCCATTAATTTATAGATAGGATAGTAACTTTTCTTTTTTGTAATTTCGTCAAATAAACCAGGATCTACATTGTAACCCCTGGACCTTAAATACTCCTGGGACATTGCGTTGATTGCAGTTTCTATCATATCAGCGTCCATGCCTGGAGGAACTAAAGTAGGATTGTTTCTTATTTCTTGTATGCCACCAGTTCCATTATCCAGGTTAGCACCAAATGCCATCTGAATTGCATCTGCATATTCACCATCATCAAAATCAGTAAAACCCTTCCTGGTTGCTAAAGCTAAATAAATTGCACTCGCAATATTTTTGCCACTTGCCAAGTCACCAGCCATAGACATATTAGCACCTAAAGCGTTACCAACTTGAATACCAAAAATTATATTACTGTTTTCTGTTGTAAAGTTTGGAGCTGTTAGTCCATCTTTTTTAAGGTCCAATCCATCTAATGCAAGATCTACAGCTCTGTCTGCTCCCAGGTTCATTAGACCACCTATATGAGCAAACTCTGGTCCACTTTTAGAAATTTCTCCTAGAACGTCTGGAGCATCTGCACCAAAACCACCAACCAGTAAATTTAAAAGATCAAGTCTGGTTTTTTTAGTTCCATTATATAAAGCATCTGTAAGCTCTAGTTTTTCATTAGGCTTTAAAAATGTAACTTTATTTAATCCATAATGAGCTGCAACTTGATCTGCTTGTTGTTTTCTTATTGCAAAAGATTGTATGGAGGACCCTGGATCACCTGGGTCAAAAAATAATTGTTGGATAGGTTGCTGTAATATTCCAGCTGTGTCTGCCCAGGTTAATGGATCATTCTTCAAACCACTACGCACATTATTTAAAAGTGTTTTGCTGCTTTTAATTAGTGTCTTTTCAAATTGAGTATTAACACCTGGACCACCAAAATTTGTTGTGACTAAATCTCCATCTGGAGTTTCTTGTGTATCTGTAACACCACCAGAAAAACTTGCTACAGCAGCTTCAATCTCAGAAGGTGTCATAGTTTTCATAGTGCCAAGTATGTTATTAAGATCCTTTGCTTGGTTAAGTTTAATCAAAAAGTTTTGACCATAATCTCCTAAGTTAGCAGCTCTTTCTTCTAAGTTAGTAAACATATCTTCATTTACTGTTCCACCACTTTGAATTAAAGATACAAATTCTTTTAATTCTTTGTCTAAGGCTGATTGTGAAGATTTTAAATCACTCTCTAATTTATTAATGCCACTTTCCAGGGATCCTAAAATTGATAAATAATTACCAGCATCTGATTTTAATAACTCATCATTCTCACCATGCTTAATCATCATTTCGTTAAGACCTTTAAGGTCCCCATTGATTTGCATTTGTAGAATTTTTATTTTTTCGTTATTCAAAAAATCAGCAGAATCTTCTTTGCCTAATAATTTTATTTTTGCATTTAAGGAAGTTACCACAGCTGCAATTTGACCTTCTTTAAGGAACTCAACACCAGGATCTATTGCTTGTACTTTTTCTAAGATAGCTGCAAGTTTTTCTTCATCATCACCAGCGTTTGCAACCTCTAGTTGTAATTTGCCAAGGTTAGCAACCATCTCTTTATTTTTTTCTAATTCTGCTTGGTTTTCTAAAAATCGGATCCTAGATTGCAAAGTTAATCTTGCTTGTGTGTAATCACCAACTGTAAGTAATAAATTTTCTGGGGTTGTGTCCCCCATCTCTTTAAACTTTGCAGTAAGCTGTTCTGCTGACATTGTTTCAATACCAGCTAATAACTCAGCTACTCCTTCTTTAGACGCAATGTTTTTCAGCGTCCTAGCTTTATTAATACTTGTATCAATAGCTCTAGTTAATTTATTAGTCAGCTCATCAACAGTTGAAGGCATAAGAGCTTTTGGTGGATTAGTTTTAAAATTAGCAACAAATGCTTGTTTTGTTTCTACAGTAGTAAGATCATTAAAATTTTTAATTACTGTTTGTTTTGCGATTGTCTTTTTAACTGTTTCACTTCTGTTAAAAGCATCACCAGGGTCCATCAAAGACCCAGACATTTGATCGTATAGTCCTATTACACCAATATCATCATTACCAAACAGATCATTAAAAGCTGCAACCTTTTGAGCGTTATTACCATTAATAGCGTCATCTATTAATTTTTTTTCTAAAACAATCTTTTCACCAAAGTCTTTTTTAATTTCTTTAGTTCTGACCTGGTTATTAATATTAATATTATAATTAGTTAATAAGCTCTTACCTTTGCTTTCAAAAACGCTTCTTATAGCTTTGCTGGTTATTGTTCCAGATTGTTCTGCAAGTAAAGTAGCAGTTAATTCATCAAACTTTGGCTTAATTTTTCCTGGATCTGTTTCCTTATTTGCTTCAATAGACGCTAAATTTAATCCTTCAGAAAAAGCATTTACAGCTTCAGTTAGCTGTCTATCATCTCTTATTTTTAATTCTTTTTTATAAAAATCGCTGGAGATATTAAAAGCAGTATTAGCAAAATCTGCCATTGCATTTTGTGGTGACGCCAGGATATTAGGATTTGCTTTTGCTTGTAATGGAGAAGTGTTTGGTTCACTTGTCCTTTGGCTTTGAACTTGAAAAGTTGGAACTTTCATTATCTACCCATTGAGTACATTGATGACGCACCAGACATAAGCGTTTTACCAGCTCCAATAACGGCTGATTTTTGAGCTGCTTGTCCGTACATTCGATTTAAATTAGCTGATAGCCTATCATTAACAGCACTCTCTTCTATTTGCTGTTCACCTACTGACGCATTATATTGTCTTATTGCTATCTCTTCATCTGCATTTTGTGCGTTCTCCAGGGCAACTAGTAATGGCGTTCCTCCAGTTGCTACAAAACCATTTGCTCTAAATGCCTGGCTTGTTGCATCATTTAATCTTCTAAAATCTTTTTGAAATTTTTGTATTTGTAAATTAGCATTTCTTTTAAATACTTCAGCCTGGATTACTTTAGCCTGGGAATTTCTCTCATCTATTTGTGCATTATAATCATAGGCAGATTTTTGTTGCTTGCCAGCTGCAAACTGAGAAGCTGCTGATACAGCTGTTGACGCTGCCATAGCTGCCATAAGTAGTTTATCTATCATCTATTCACCTATAATAAGAGCATATCTAACGTAATCCCAACCATCTGGTCCGTACTTACGCATTAAACCTTCATTCTTAAAACCCAACAGCTCCACAAACTTTTGTGAAATTGTCCACTCGTTGTGAACTACGCATTGTATTCTTTTGTACTTTTGCGTTTTAATAATAATTTTAAATCGCCTGGAAATAATCCTGGTTAAAGCAATCCCTCTTTCATTAAGAATACTGGACCCAACTAACCAGGCTTCACCAACACCTTTCCAAACATCAAAGATACCAGCTGAACAAACAAGCATACCTTCTTCATCAATCGCTGTGAACGCTTGACCTGGAACATTTAACTTTGCTGCATACGCTAAGTATTCTTCCTTACCAGGAGGAGATCCTATATTCATACCTCTATGAAAAATCTCAACTGCATGAACTGGTTTATAATTTACAATTCTAATCAACTTATTGATCGAAAGTTTGCAATCTTGGGAAAATAGCCAGGACAGTTAATGGCATTGCATCATCTTGAACAACAACAACAAAACCATCATTATCATAGCCACCCCTAAATTCTACTTCCTTGTCACCAGTAAATAAATCGAGTGCCTGGTCCATTTGATCTGCACTAGAACGAAATGGTATAAGATCAACTAATGTTTCAGAAGATCCTATTTTTGATCCAATCGTTCTAAATAATCTTAATGTTATATCATGTATTCTTTTAGTTTTTCCCTGGCTAGTTCCTTCTTGCCCACCAGCATCAAGACGCATTGTTTGCAATGTTGATGTATAACCTAATCCTACATAAGCACTTGTTGTAGCTCTGTCTAAAGTAATAGCAGAGCTTGAAACTGATTTGCGTGGGTGGGTAGATCCATTGGTAACTATTGTTACTGGCTCACCTTCTAAATGAGATAACCCAGATAAAGAAGAAGTGGAACTTCCACTATAAGATAAACCACTATCAACAAAATAAGCATCAAGAACATTATCCCCAAAATTAAAGAAGTTTAGGTACTCAACATACCTTTTGGTTGCTCCATTAATTGTTCTTTGAACAACCATGTAAAGACTATCTTCGTCTATCGCTCCTGGAATAGTTGAAATACTTTCTACTAAAGCATAACTTTGATCTGTTACTGCAAGTCTAGTTGTGTCAGAACTAACGATAGTTAAAAATCCATTACCAGCTCTTTGTGTTTCTTCGATTGTCACCACAGCTGCTGCTGGATTAGCAACAGTAAAATCATCATGTGCATTAATAGCAGTATAAATATTATCAGCTGTTGTATTATTGCTTTCATTATGAAAAAACTTGTTTGTATCTGGCGTTGAACTTCCAGCTCCCTGGCAAGTAAAAGTAATGGTTTCTCCGTCAGATTTAGTTATTTTTAAAGTTGCTCCAGTTGCTATGTTTGCATAATCTGAAACAGTTACTGTAGCACTTCCAGATACTCCACCAATAATATGCTCGTGCCAGGCAACAACTTGTTCTTCTCTTCGATAAGTCATGCCAGCAAGTTTACCATTGTTTAAAACACACCAGACAATGTTATCTGGCTCTTGCATATAACTAATTTCTTTTATGCCACTTGCTGTAATATGTTCTGCTAATAATGTAAGATCCGGTGCTAAATAACTGTCTGAGTTATAATCATAAACCAGCTCTCTTAGTTTTCTCCTGGCACGCTGAACAAACAAAGTTACATTACCAACGCTTACTGGTTGTATATCTGCACTACCATAACTTGCCTGGCGTTTTATTTGTGCATTAGTTGGCGTTAAAGGCTCAGAGCTTCCAGACGCTGTGACAGCAAATTCACCACCACTAGTTCCCACAATGAGAGATCTACCAGAACTTAAATAACGAATAACATTAACCTGGTTAGATCCAATAGTATAAGTTAGTGCATCATCATTATCTGTACCAGCTGTAAAGTTTTCAAAATCACCACCTACTGAAAAGAAAATTGTTTGTGGTTGTGTAGCAGTATTTGCAAAAACCAGGCGTTGTTCAAAAAAAGCTGTCGCAGCTGGAAACCCAGTTGTTGTAGAAAAAGCTCCTAATGAAAAGTTATTATCAGCTGTTAATGCTCCATTTATTGTCACACTCTGACTAGCTGACTCTGCTACAAAATCTACAGAAGGTGAAAACAATATTGTATCAGCTGTGACCTGGACAATTAAAACAGCTGTTGATTTATTATTACCTCCATTGCTTGCACCACTTATTGTAACTTTTGTATTAGCTTTAAAACCCTGGTCAACAAAATTAGCAGCACTATCTGTAATTCTATCGTTATGTTCTAATCCAGTTGTACTAGGATCACCTTCATGAAAAGCAATAGTAGTTGCTGTATAAGAAGGTGCAAGTTCAGCTACACCATCTTCATTGTCCTGGACAGTTGCTGTGACAGAAGTTGCACTTGAATATGCAGTTATCTTTGCATAACCATCATGTAATTTTACCAGGCGTCCAACATCACTAGATGCAAAAGTGCTGGCACTTGCAGTAATTGTCACGCTGCCAGTTCTGGCACTAGCTGTTAAAGTTGTTGTCGTTGTATTAGGATCTTGCATTGGACCTCTAGTGAAGTCCACTTCCGATATTGACCAGGCTGTATGACTTGTCCTGGTAATTTTTCTGGGAGCATAACTTGGGTGAACAATATACATAACGTCAGCTGATTGTGTAAACTTCAACTCACTTAATTCTGTATGATCGTAAGGCGTTGCTACTTCAACAGCACTACCACCATCTACTATCTGGCCTCCATCTTTATAAACTCTAAAATATTCGTCACCAAATTCCAGGATATACGCCTGGGTAACATTAAATTCAAAAGGTATTAATCGGCAACCATGAGCAGAGTTTTTAACCTCTGCAATATGAATTGTTCCTGGGCGTCTACTCGCTCCACCATGAGGGTGAATAACAAAGTTCTGTAATTTTTTGCAGCCATTAAAATATTTAGATAGATCTGTCCTTCCATCTAACCTGGGCGATAATTCGCCACCAGTAAAATTTGATAATGCAGCTGACGCTTTAGCCATTTTTTATAACCTTGCAGCTGTAAATATATCTGATTGTAAACCACCTGGTTCTGTCACAGAAGATATTGCTCCAGGTGTTCCTTCTGTTGCATCTACAAATCGAGCTTCTTTTAATTTGTTTTGATGAATTGTGAACATTTGTGCAGCCAAAGATGAACTGCCAATTAATGGATAAGCTATATCAGCTGCGAGTGACGCTGATACTGTTTCAATTAAAAGTGTGTCATAGTTATTAGGGTCAGTATCTCTTCCAACATAGATAACATTTAATGTGCTTTCATCTGTCGCAATTTTTCTTCCTTCAACTCTATACACCAGGTCTAAACTAGATAGCTGTAAAATCCTTAAACAGAATGGATCTGTAGGAAGAGTAAAGTAATTTGTAAAACCAAAAGCTGGACCAGTACTATCTGGTGCTAAAGTTACTCTATTAATTAAACAGTTCCAGGGGTGAGATCTAAATGTAGCATCACGAATAAAATCATACCTTTGATTGCATATCCTGGCAGCCTTACTATCCTCCGTAAGAGCTGTGATTGTAGACGCACCAAGCATATTTAATGCACTATTACAAATATCTACGACACTTGCCATTTAATTATCTCCAAAATTTGGTGAGGTCCCTGGTTAAAATTTATATCCAACTACAAAATGTAACCCATTCTCCTTGCGAAAATAGGACCTCATAAATGAAAAGAGAGCAGCTATGCACTAGCTGCTCCCCAGGGTTTATTTAAGTAACAATATACTCAATGATGAAACTTAGATCACCAGCTGTGTCACCAGCTGCGTCAAATTTCAAGCCAACATGATAATAACCACCTGGATCAGTTGTGTCACCAGCATCTAGGTAAACTTGCTGTCCAAGTAAGTTAATATTCCTTGCTTCAAATGCTACTTCAGTTCCAACAGTAACTGCTCCTCTTAGGTCTGTAATAGCAGACGCATAGCAATCATCATCTTTCGCTGTATAATTGCCATCAGCTGTATATAAACCTACATCACAAGTGTTTGTTGATCCAGAATCAAGATCATCATTGAACAACATAATACTTGTTATTGCTGCATTGGTTGGAATTGGAGCTAACATTACTGTGTCAGTAGCTGATAAATCACCAGCTGCAAGAGCTATTGTTCCACAAGCTACACGCTTAACGCCATGTAAGTTGTGAGAAGGACTCATAACCATTGGATCGGCATGGAAATTAGTCACTAGAGTTGTATTAACATTCGCCATGATCTACCTCCTATGCTGACTCATCACAATTAATTTCTACGATTTTTGCTTCTTCCATTCTCGTTGCACCAAAAGTCGCACAGTAATAGACTTGAGTTGAATAACTCTTGTCTGCTCTCTCGTCAATTTTTGCCATGACATCTTTCCCAACAGCCAATTTAAGACCATCTTCTGCCCAGGCAAAACATTTACGAATACTACTTGCTACAGACAAACGATTTGAGATTATGAATTTAAATCCCATAAAGCTATCAACTTGACCTTGAGCAAGAGCTTTCACAGAGTTAAAATCGCTGCTTGTAACTTGCGTTGTACCTAACAATGCAGAAATCTGAGCTGGTGCAACTGCGATATATCTTGGTATATCTGGGTCCACATCAGCAGCATCAAGTATTTCTTTTGCAGAAATAAGTTTTGCGATTGTTAGATCAGCTGATCCATGAGCAATCTGATTAGCAGCCAACATTGAAGTTGAACTTGCACCAGCTTTGCCAGTAGCAGCTGAACCAGTTGCAGCACTAATGATCTGATCGTCCATAGCTTTACCTAGAGCGTTTGCTGCTGTCTTAGCATAAACACTTGTTGGATCAGCCAGTAATCGAACTTTATCAGCATCATCAATAAGATCTGCCCATTCAAAAGTTTTCATTGTAACCATTCGTCTTGAGTGGGGGGTTTCAACCAATGGTGTGTCACCATGGCGTGAAGTTCTTTCGATTGCAGCTACAGAACCAATCTGGTCAAAAAATGCTTTTTCACCAGTTACGCTCTCTTCATCAACGGATCCTCTAAGTCTGGAACCTTTCTGAGTAGATAAAAGCGTAATATTGGAGCTAAACTGCTGCACAAAAGCAGTAGTTATTTGCGTACTCATAAGAGTATCTCCTTTATATTAAATTAAAATTAAGATCGCTACCCAATTATTTGGACGAAAGGTTTTTGCATTTTACGTTTGCCAACGTAAGGACCTAAAGGCTACCCTTATTCCCTGGTTTCCCAGGTAACTCTATTCATCTGGATAAAGTTCACCATTTACCCTGGTAACTTCATTCACATACCAATTATGTTCTGGGTGTTTATTATCCCAGTATGGACTATCTGGTGCTTGCAGTTGAGCAACTTTACCTTCCAGTTCATGCCTGGAAGAAGCTCCACTTGTTTTAACACCTTCAAGCGTATCTTCTCCCATCTTCTCTTTCATAAAAACGCCCATGTTTGCTGTCATTTTTATAAAGTCTGGGTGATTGCCCAGGAGAGATCCATCTGCAAGTTTTACATCAAAGATATTCTCATCACCTTCTGTAAACTGAGCTGATACTGCTTTAGCCAGGTTAATTCTATCTTCAAAAGCTGGACCATAATGTTGTTTCAATTCATTGGTCCTTTGTTCCAGTTGAGCTTGTTCAGCAGCTGTTGTCTGAGCTGTACTGTCAACCAGGACACCATTATACCAATCGAGTAAAGATTGAGCTTGCTTAGTGCTTAATCCAGCAGCATGGGCAGTATTTGTAAAACCACCCATTAAAGTAGGATCCAGCTCTTGTCCTTCTGGAAGATTGTTTGCCAACTCATACTTATCAGCAGCTTCTGGTCTGCCTAATTTAGAATATATCTCACCCCATTGCTCTGGTGTTGATGATTTACCAGGTAATGCAATCTTGTCAGCACCTATCATAGATTGAGCATTTACATAACTCTTTGCTAATGATGGTACGTCCTGGATAGTTTCTAATGATTTATGTCCCCTAATTTCTTCTGGAATTGACGCCTTCCAATCCACAGATGCTTGTCCATTAGCTTGATCGACTAGATCAGCTGCTGGAGCTTCTGCTACTTCTTCACTCATTGTTTATAATCTCCTTCTCTTCTGTTATTGATCTTAAAATAAATAGCATTACGCTACGTTGACCTTCTAAAAATGCCATCTCTAAAGCATCATTAGAAAATGTGGATTGATCTACATGAAACCTTTTGTGTAAATCATCTAAAACTTTTGTCCCATCATCTGTTGCAAACAGAACCTGGTAGCTTTTTTTTAAATCTTTATCCATTAAGTTAGAGCTTTAAGTATTGGTGCTGCGTTACCAGCTGCTTCAGCTGCTTGTAATGCGTCTTGTTTCTCTTGTTCAGCAGCCTGGGCAGCTTGTCTTTGCTGTCTGACTCCTCTAACCTCTTCATCACCTCTTACAGCTGTTGCTGGGACTCCTAGAGTCTTTATGATATGCTTCGACATTCCATCAACATCTATATAATCCATGATAGAAGGATCTACCTGGGCAAGTGGAGCCATAATTTCTAATAATTGTAGAGCTGATTGTACATCTCCCTGGCGTTGAGCTTTTGCTAATGGGGATACATAATCAATTTCTATATCAGTTCCTTGCAATACTTCCGGTGTTTCTGCAAAAGCATTATCCCTGGAAAGAATATTGTAAGCTCTTTCTATTAATGGTTGTAATAATTCTGCTTGCAGACGTCCCATAACTGGACCTAGTAAACGCATCTTTTCTTCAGTACGCTGCATAACTTCGGTTGCTGTCATGTTTGGTGACGCACCCAGGATTAATTGGTCTACATAAAAAGCCTGGCGTATCATTTCACGCCTTTGCGTTTCCATCTGCATACCTAAAGGATTACCAGTATTAACATTCAATGGTTCTATTGTGTCCCTGGTCCCAGATCTTTTAAAATTTAATCCACCTGGAACAGTTCTTATAGGCAGCATAAAACCATCATCTGGAACTATAAGAGGAGGATCTACAAGTTTCTGAGCATAACGTATAGATACTTCACTCATTTTATTAAGCATTTTGGTATCAGCAAGAGCTGTCATAGCTGGTGATCTACCATAACCTATTTCAAAAGAACTCTTTAAATA